ATTGCTTCGTTAGCTGCTTTCTTAGCGTTTTTAATTGTAGTAGTCCATACTGCTGTTGCTATGCCTTGCAGTTCAGATGATTCGCTGCTCATATCTGTATCGGTATGAGTCCAAGAACTACCATCGTGACTTGATGATACGCACTCTATTACACGCCTACTAAAAGACCTTGTTAGTTCTACTCCATCTTCTTTAATTACAGAAGCTGTTCTGACTTGTATAGCTTTGTAGTCTCCTACAATTTCTATTTTGTCATCTACTATTGTTTTTGTTATTGCCATTTTATTTTTCCTTTTGTCTGTGCCTAGAATCCACTAAGCATATTGTTAAAATTTTTATGTTTCTGTTTGGTATGTTACATTTATATATAATTCTGAATTTGCTGCTGTAATGTCATCACCTATATTACTAGCACCATTAATTGTACCTTTAACATATAACCTCACATAGCCTGTGTTTTCTACTACTTCTTGGTAAACTACATAACTTCCGTTTGTTATTGCTGAACCATTAAAATATCCTAGTCCTGGACAAGTTGCTGCACCTGCTGTATCTGTAAAATTACCAACAACAAATGGTAAGTTTATTGTAGTAGCACCAGTTGGACTGCTTACAGCAGATATTTTTAGTTGCCCATTAACTTGAACCAACCTACCTACTTTTGTGTATGACAATCTGTTAAAAGTACCATCTAAAGTTATACTTCCACTAGCACAAGTTACAGTTGCGTCATAATCACCTTCTTCGTAATCATCAAGTGAGTTAGCTGTTGATGTATCGCCATTAAAGGTTATACCACCTGTACTTAAAATACGTGCTTTTTCTGCACCAGCCACTTGAAACGCCATGTGGTCTGCATTTCCGAAGCGTGTCTATATTCTATTCTCCCAATATCTTCATCGTTATCGCCAAAATGAATAGCAGAGGCACCTGTTGCTCCACTTATAATAGATATATATGCTTCATGGCTTACCCCACCATTTCTATTAAATACTGCTACTGTATTTGATGATATTGTAGGTGCAGTACCTTCAATAGTTACGTGTAATGGAGCTAATGGAGTTGCTTGATTTATTCCAACTTTATTATTACCAGCATCTACAAACAAAGCATGAGTTTGTCCATCTGATTCGACTCTAAAGTCTTGGTCAACACTTCCTTGGTTAAATACAGTTTCAGTTGATGTGGCTTCCATTAAAAGATGACTAGAACCACCTTTCATTAAACCCATTTGCATAAATGCATCTTCGGTTCCATCTGAAGCATCAGATATAAAGTATGATAAAAAACCATAGTCAACATCTTGAGAGTTATCGTTTCTGCCTCTAAAATTAATTTTGCCTAAAAAATCATCATCAGCAGGACTTCCAGAGTTTCTGTATAAATCTAATACAGGACCAACGGATGCATCTGCGTCAGTTGATATAAGTGTTAATGTATTAGAGTTGTCTGTAGTGGTAATTGTTAATGTTCCATTAAAAGTACCAACACCAGACTCAGTTATTCCTAATAAAACATTATTACTATTATCTACACCAGTTTGACCATGACCAACTACAAAAACTTCACTCGAACCATCATTATTTGAATCAATATTTACTCTAAAAGAGTTAGGAGTGTTAATAGCCATGTTTTGACTTGTTGGACCTGAAAGACCACCAACTGCTAAAGTAAGTCCATTTATTGTAGAACCAACTGTAAGAGTAGAGGCCATATCAACAGCACCGTCAATATCTACTACATCTAAATTAGTAGTTCCGTCTACGTCTATGTCGCCAGAGATGTCTAGTGAGGTAGCTGTTAAAACTCCTGTAACACCTAACGTGCCACCAACAGTCATATCATCTGTAACTGTTAAATCATCTTGTACTTTAAGATCTACAACGCTAAGACTAGCAAAAGCATCTATCATAGCTGCTCCTGAACCTGCTCCATCAGAGTAAATTGCTTTAGTATCTCCAGCAGGTATAGTTATGTTAGCTCCACTGCCTTGTGAAATAATTATGTTTTGTGAACCAGATGTTCCGTTTTCTATAAACCAAAGTTTAGATACTGTGTTTGGTCCAATAGTAATAGTACAAGCACTATCGAGAGTACCTGTATATTTTAGATATAAACTTCTACCAGGATCTGTTGATCCGTCTGCTATTGTTGTTGTATGAGTGTCAGCGTTTGTTGTTATTCCTTCTGTTCCAAAGCTAAATGCTTCACCAATAAGTTCTAAATTTGTATTCGTAGAGGTTCCCCAGGTTCCTGACTCATCACCTGTCGCTATCTCTTTTAATCTTAAATCATTTACATAAGTTGCCATATTCTATGCTACCTCTTCCCAATTTGGACTTTGTGTTTCATTTATTTCAGCAAAGGATGAACCTTGGTCAGTATTTATATTAGCATAATTTTTTGTTTGTGTATCATCTATTAGCGACCAAACTAATACACTACCTACAGATCCAGTAGCCTCAACTCCAGTAACACTTATGTTTCCTTTAGCTGTTATGGTAACAGAACCTACATCACCTGTGGCATTAACACCATCAATACTAAACTGTGCGTTGTGATGAATGGTTACAGATCCTACTGCTGAAGTAGCTGCAACTCCTGATATAATAACGTTAGCTTCTCCATCTACATCTACGCCAACACTACCGACAGATCCTACGGCTCCTGGTGCGTTAGCAACAGCATCACCATTAACACCAACACCTCCGATAGCAGACGTTGCAGATTGTCCTGTTGGTACTATATTTGCTTTTGCAACTATAGATATAGTGCCTAAAGCACTAGTTCCTACTTGCGTAGATGGCGTAATATTTGCTTTTGCTACAACGGTTGGTGTGCCTACAGCAGATGTTGCTGATTGACCTGTAAGAGTTAGATTAGCTTCACAATCAAAAGTAGGCGTACCTACTGATCCAGTTGCTGATTGTCCTGTTGGAATTACATTAGCTTTCGCTACGATAGTTACAGAACCAACAGCACTTGTAGCTGCTAAACCTGTGAGAGTAACTGGATTTGGTTCGCCCCAAGTATTAGAACCCCAGGTTCCTCTGCCCCAACCAGTTATATTAGCCATATTAGGCTAGACTAAGCTATTCTGATAATAGCTGTACTGGCTGCTGCTGCTGGAAAAACAATAGTGAAATCACCTGCTGTGGATGTTTTATCTCCACCAAAGTCTATAGTAGCAACAGATTTATCACTATTAGTATCATTATAGATTAAACAACCTCTTGCTGTTACTGTTGCTGTTCCAAATGTTAAATCAGCAAAATCAGTAAATCCTGTAGTACCACCGCTTGTTGGTGCGACTTTAGTTAAAGCGGCTCCGCCTGCTGTATAGTTAGTACCACTTACTTCTTGTGAAGTTGAATAGGCAGTTGTAGTTGCTCCCATAGTGGCAGAACTTGTGAATAGAGCAAGTTTAAAAGCATTACCATTAGTTGCAAAGTTATGTGTTGCAGTTAATAGTTCTTTTTTAAAACTTGTAGTTAATGTTGATGTAAAGGCCATATTAAATACCTTTAATTATTTTTGCTATATCTTCGCTACCTTGACCAGATAAATCTTGTATCAAAGTAGCTTTATAAGATTTTAAAGCATTTTTTATATAAATCAAACAAACCTGATAAATCATATCTCTGTACGCTCTTGCTTGTTCTTTTATATATGGATCTTCACTGTCACTACTGCTTACTATTTTTTCAGTAAGTCTTTCTGCCCAAAACTCTGGAGGATGGCCGCCATAATTAGATGTTTTTGCCTCTATTATACCTAATCCAGGCATACCTGCTGGCGTAATAGAATCTACCATTTGTTTGGCTCTGGTGGTTTTAGGTGTGAATCATTACGATCAATTAATACAGGTTCTTGTGTTTTTCTAGTAATTTGAAGATTATTAATTTTTTCAACTTTTAGACCATTTTCATCCGCCATGACTACCAAAGGATTAGCTAATCTATGATAACCGTATAGTTTTTGTTCTGCTGGAACGTCTGTATCAAGTAACCCAGATGTGTGTGCTACTTCTACTTGCATACCTGCTGATATACATTTACTTAACCAAAACTCAGTACAACCTCTTCCTGCTTCTGCAAAATGTAAATTACCTTTGTATGAAAAATCTACCCCAAACATTTTTAAAACTGATACTTCATTCCATAACGCAAAAGCTATTGCGTAAGCAACCGTATTATTTAGGTAATAATAGTTTAGGTCTTGAATCACCTCTTCTACAGGATATTCAACTAATCCAGGACATCTATCATCCAATTCACACGTATAGATAGGACCTTTATGCTCTTGTAACATTTTTGCCATACTTTCAGTTTGACCACCTGCATCTTCTGTATTTAAGAACCTAGACGCAGGATCCATCATAAATACTCTATCGTGATAGATTACCGTACCTACACCATTTATTGCCCACACCTCATCAAAGTGTACTCCGTGTGATTTTGCTAGATTGTAATCAAACCAGCTTTTACCAAGACCAACTATAGCTACTGATTTGCCCTTTAGACTTTCAATTTTTTCCATGTATTTTTTAAGATACCGTTGTCCTCAAAGAATCATAACGGTACTCATCTCTCCTTCCGCGAGCTTCTGCAAGGTTTTTAAGCCTTGTAATTTCAAGTAAAAAGCGTTGCTCGTATTGTTGTTGTAAATCGCTTTCACCCTTTAAAAATATATTAGCTTCCACTAAGGCTCCATATAGCAACGCGTTTCTAGCATTTTGGGAAACCCAAGTGCCAGTTGTGTCTGTTACTAATGAATTTGGTTTAAATAGATAGTGTAGTTCAACACTATAATCTGCATCTGGTACAGGGCTTACAATCAACGTAGAGCCATTATTAGAAGCTGTAGATAATTCTTTATCAAAATCTGCATAATACAAAGGCTGACTTCTAGCTGTAATATCTGTTGGATCAACACTAAACTCTCGCATAAAAGTAGTGTGTTTTTTATCTAAATATTTGTAATCACCATTGCTATCTATTACTGCAAGAGAAAAACTCATCTGAAAATCGTTTGGAGTTGTTAAATAAGTATTACCAGTTGATAAAGTACCCGTTACATTTTTACGAAAATAATCAAACTGTATCAACTCAAATATTCTTTCTTCAGCATTTTTAATAAAATCATCTAATGTAGCTACAAATGTAGTTTCTGTGTTTTCTACATAATTTTGTATTAATGTTTTTAGTTCTGCTAGTGTCATGTAACTATTGTAACCTCGCCTACTCCACCTGTCATCTCGCTAACTGTAAAGTTAGTCGGTAAGGTCGATGGATTTAAAAAATCTGGTTTAAAGTTATTTGATTGCACAACAACAACAAAACCTTCTCCTTCTTCGACATCATTGTTTGGTCTTGGTTTATATAAAGCTTCTGGATCTGCTGTAGCAGTTAATGGCTCTAGTTGTGGATGCTTTGGCTCGTAGCAATCTGGACAGGTTTTCAAACCATTCCATTCTTGTTTTAGTTCATTTAATTTATATTCAAAACCACATCTATCACATAAAGCCTTTGCAAATTTACCAAGTGCGTATGCCATTTTAATTCATCCTTATATTTGGTCTGATTCTAAATGATGCTCTATCCTCGTCCTGGTCAGCAGCTCTACGGAACTCTTCTTCGTACAAAGCTTTTAGTTGAGGAGTAAGTTGTGGATTCTTTTTTAATGATATGTAGTAAGCCAATCCTGCAACAAAACAAGGGTAAAACCTAAATGGCATATCCATAGTATTAGTAGCTGCATCAGCATCATCCATACGAACAAGTTTGTTAAAAACTAGAATATCAGTGCTATTTTCAGGTGCAGGCCACACTTTTAGTGATGGTGTGCTTAATTTATCAAAAAAGAATTGTGAAGGTCTTGCTTTTGTAGTTTTATTAGGAATATTTAAATATTCACTTCTACTTATACGATTCATACTTATGTCTGTTTGTGTTTGATTTACTGTTCTACGTACAACCACATCTAAAACATCTATAACATTAGAATTTAAAGGATAATCAGTTGTTCCCTCTGTAACAGTCTGTGTAGCTTGTTCTATAGTCCATTGATTTAGACCTCTATTAGCCCATTCTGCAAGCATTAAGTTTACACTACGTATTGCTGTTTTTAGATCATAACCTGTTCTAAGTTCAGCTCCACATCTTTCGTATGCTTCTTCAATAAACTCAGTTACGTTTGGTTCAAAATTTGTGCTTCCTGATAATGCCATTATTTATTATCCTCTTGGTTATACAAATTATCAAATGTTATGTTTGGATCTATATAACTTTCATGTTGTTCTGCTGAATGCGTCCATTGAGAAGGCATAAAGTCTGGAGCTCCCTCACCTACACGCCATAAAGCAGGATTTGTAGCTCTTACTCTGTTATTTGGTAAAGCTACAAAGTTGCCAGTATATTCACCAGCATCTGTTAAATATAACACATGTGATTGCTTATGTTGAGCAGGATCATCTGCAATAGAGTTTTCTGTGTAATCTACCGTAAACAAATACTTACCCATATGAAACTCACCACCTATTTTACAGAGCCAGGGTGATGAACTTACTCTATCTAAAACTACAACAGAGTGATCATGACTTAAACAATCCCAAGGTTGAGCTAAGTGATCTTCCATAGGAGTAGGCCATTCTTCTAATGGTATATCAGCTACTAAACCCTGAATTGGCATTCTTGCCCACATAGCACCACCATGAACATTTGGTGCATCTTCTTCATTATCTATCTCACATCCAGTAAAAACTACTTGAAATGATAAAGATCTATCTGGAATGGTATTAACACCTATAACGAGAGCGTGCAGATACTCTCCGTGATAATTACTGTGGTTGGCTGTAAATTCTTTTCTTACCCAACACTTAAACTGAGGTATGTTAGAAATTAAGT